ATGCAGAACAGGCAGTTCAAGAATATCGCGATAACGGTTTCGAAGGTCACATTTATCTTATGCCTGTCGGGGGTGTTGAACGGGTGTACAATCTTAATAATAGAACAGTGGCACAGATGGCAATGCAAAAAGGATGGCGGTACAGTGATCGACTTCAAGTGCCGTTATTTAAAAACGAATGGGGAACCTAATGAAAAACTTTATTAAAAAAATAACGGGCATCGAACGATTAGAAAAAGAAAGAGCTGAATCATTAGCTCGTTTAGCTGAAGCTAAAGCTAGCGAAGAAGCAGCTAAAAAGGCAGAAGAAGAAGCTCGTCAACAAGAAGAATTGGCTAAAATGACGCCAAAAGAACGAGCTACTGCTAACCAAGAACCTTATATTGCTGTTTTAGATACTAAGGTCAATCCAGAAAATCCTAGAAATGGCTTTTTTGAACTTGACTGGAACGAATACTTTATTGTACAATTAAGACAAGCGGGTTATGGTTTAGATGGTGATCCAGACGAGCTTGTTGTTGATTTATGGTTCCGTGACCTTGCTCGTAATATCTTAGCCGAAGAAGGTCAAGATATTACTCGAGGAGCCGGATATATTAACGTTGTTCCAATTTCAAAAGGCAAATTAGAAGTTTCATGACATATATTCTAGTAGATACTGCTAATACATTTTTCCGTGCTAGGCACGTAGTTCGTGGAGATGCTGATACTAAACTTGGTATGGCTCTCCATATTACTTTTAACAGTATTAAAAAGGCCTGGCAAGATTTTGAGGGCAAGCATGTTGTATTCTGTCTTGAAGGTCGATCATGGCGTAAAGACGTTTATACGCCCTATAAGGCTAATAGAGCCGAAACTCGAGCTGCTATGACTCCAAAAGAAGCAGAAGAAGATAAACTCTTTTGGGAAACCTTTGATAAGTTTAAGGAATTCATTACTGAGAAATCTAATTGTACTGTGTTACAACACCCACAGTTAGAAGCAGATGATCTTATTGCAGGATGGATACAAAGTCATCCTCACGACAGTCATGTTATTATTAGCACTGACAGCGACTTTGCACAACTAATTTCTCCAACTGTTCGGCAATACAACGGCGTAGCAAATGTAACTACTACGCACAAAGGATATTTTGACGATCGAGGAAAAGAAGTAATTGATAAAAAAACTAAGCAGCCGAAGCCGGCACCTAATCCACAATGGCTGCTATTCGAAAAATGTATGCGAGGTGATACAAGCGATAATGTGTTTTCAGCATACCCAGGAGTTCGCGTTAAAGGAACAAAAAATAAAGTAGGACTAACAGAAGCGTTTGAAGATAGAAACTCAAAAGGATTCGCGTGGAACAATCTCATGTTACAACGTTGGATGGATCATAACGGTGTTGAACATAGAGTGCTCGACGACTATAATAGAAATGTACAGCTCTGTGATCTAACTGCACAACCTGATCATATTAGATCTTTGATTAAAGAAACTATTCATGCACAGACTAGTTCTCCTAAGAAAATTGACCAAGTTGGAATTCGAATGTTAAAATTTTGTAATTTATTTGACTTACAAAAAATTTCAGACAACATTCAACAATATGCAGAACCATTCGCTGCCAAATATACTAGTAAAGAAGTTGAACTAATTTAAATCTATAAAGGATACAAATGAATTTAAAAGCTAAACCCATTATAGAAGGAAAGTATTGGATAATAGAAAAAGATGGTGAAAAGGTTGCTATCTTACATAAAAAAGAAAACAACAAGTTTATGTTAAGTTCCAAAGACGGCGAAAAATATTTTAATCGTAAAGACGAACTAACTAAAATTTTTGGAAAAGATTTCTTTGGAAAATCTATCAAAACTAAAATCTCTTCAATAGAAGTAAGAGATGTTTACGGATTTCCTACACCATGTCATCCATACAATCCTCTTTTTGATATTAAGAGAAAATTACCTTTGTTTACAAAGAGTAGTCAAAGTAAAAGTTTATACTGTGCAGGATATTATACCATTAGATTTGATAAAGGATGGGTAAAATCGTTCTGTCCTAAACTAATCACTATTGAAAGATATGAATCCAGAGGACCTTTTAAAACTGAATTAGAAATGAAACAGGTACTTAGTCATGCAAAATAATACTATTAACACATTACCTATTCAGCAGTTTATACAACAGGTAAGGGCTGCAGAACTAAGCCAACAAAGAGAAATTAAGTTAGATATAAAAACTGCTAAAAATTTAGCATTTTGTTTAGGTGAAATTAGTGCTAAACTGCTGCAAGACTATACAGAAGTTCTTTCTGCACTACAAAAAACATCTGGAGAATCGGTTACTATAAAAATGGACGGTGGTGGTTTTTAACTAAAAAATGGATAAATATATACGTACATTTCGGAGACGTATATATGTCGAGACCAAAACCAAAAGTTCTTCTGGAACAAGTAAATAAAAAAAATTATAAATGCGATCAAATTTTAGAAGCAGAAGCAGTTTGGGCTGTCTTCTATAAAGGTAGTCCTTTCAATTTAAAAAGTTTTAATAGTTTAACTAGTTACCCTGGACCAAAATATAAAAAAGTCAGTTTTAGTAACCCCGGACATGCACACAATCTTGCTAAAAAATTAAATCAAATGTTTAATTGTAAAGATTTTCAAGTTTATAAATTAACATCCGGCGATCCAGTTAAATGATAGCCAAGGAAACATACACAAAAATTTTTCTTAAACAAAAAGAAAAATCTTGTGATCCTGCTAACATAAAAATTCATATGTTCAAATGGTGGCAAAGTCACCGTTCAAAAAAAGAAGGCGGATTGAGATTATCCGATGAAGGATACGATTTCTTAACCAAAGAGCTAGAGTTAAGAAGTTACGAAGTTAAGTTCACTGAACCAATCGAACTAAGTCCCCAAACAATCATATTTTTTGATAGATATATTGATTGTCCTTATTATCTTACTAACAGTTATTTGGTTGTTTTTTCTGAAAAAAAAGCTTTTGAACTTTACATGTTTTCGGACGACATTCGAAAATACGGATTGGTTAAAGCTATGAAAAACAGAGAAGAAGTCCAAAATGGCTAAAAAGTATTTGACAGTTGCCTAACTCTGTCATATAATACTGACTGTAACACAATTTAACCACAATTTTTTTAAAGGATAATAAATGAGCGAAATCTCATCTCGACAAGTTGGACCCAATGCTGCTAAAAAAGGTTTGCGTAAAGCATTCAAGCACAAGCGTCCTGTATTCCTTTGGGGACCTCCGGGTATCGGTAAGTCGGACATTATTAAGCAGTTGGGCGTCGAGCTTGATGCTCATGTAATTGATGTTCGTTTGAGCCTCTGGGAGCCGACTGACATCAAAGGTATTCCGTACTTTGATTCTAACAATAGTACAATGGCATGGGCTCCCCCATCTGAATTGCCCAGTAAAGCACTAGCATCAAAATATAAAAATGTCATTTTGTTCCTAGACGAAATGAATTCTGCGGCGCCCACAGTACAGGCTGCTGCCTATCAGTTGATTCTTAATCGTCGTGTTGGCACATATGAATTGCCTGACAATGTTTTTCTAGTTGCCGCTGGTAACCGCGAAAGCGACAAGGGTGTTACTTATCGTATGCCTGCTCCATTGGCGAACCGTTTTGTTCACTTGGAAATGCGTGTAGACTGGGACGACTACTTTGGTTGGGCTACTGAAAATAAGATCAATAAGGATGTCGTTGGTTTCCTTTCTTTCAGCAAAAAAGATCTTTATGATTTTGATCCTAAGTCTGCTAGTCGTGCATTTGCTACTCCTCGTACTTGGAGTTTTGTAAGTGAATTACTCGACGACGAAGACGGTGACGAGAACACTCTTACTGACTTGGTATCAGGTGCAGTGGGCGAAGGTCTTGCTATTAAATTTATGGCACATCGTAAAGTGGCTAGCAAGATGCCTAAGCCTGAAGATGTGTTAACTGGCAAGGTTAAAAAGATGGAATCAAAAGAGATTTCAGCTATGTACTCTTTGACTATTAGTTTGTGCTATGAACTCAAAGATGCATGTGATAAAAACGATAAGGATTGGAACAAAAAAGTTAACAATTTCTTTAACTTTATCATGAATAACTTTGAAACTGAATTGGTTATTATGGGTACTAAGTTAGCACTTACACAGTATCAGCTGCCATTAGATCCAGACGAGATCGAATGTTTTGACGATTTCCATGCTAAATATGGCAAATATATTAGCCAAGCGACCGATCGATAATTGTTTGGTCCATTAAACATTGACACCGCCTACGGGCGGTGTTATAATATGTACATACTAACAGTTAAGGAAAAATATGTATAATACTGATCCAATCGTTGATAAAATTGTTGTAGCTCGAGTTGGTCTCCTGCTACGTCATCCGTTTTTTGGTAACATGGCTACTCGTCTACAAATTAAAGAAGCAGACGATTGGTGTCCTACTGCGGCTACTGACGGACGTCATTTATACTATAATACTAAATTTTTCGAAACTCTAAATATCAAACAAATTGAATTTGTTGTTGCACACGAAATTCTACATAATGTGTTTGATCATATGAGTCGTGTCGAAGGCCGTGATCGATTCATTTGGAACGCGGCTGCTGACTATTGTGTAAATGGTCAATTAGTTCGAGACAAGATCGGAGAAGTTCCGCCAGAAATTAAAATATTTCATGACTCCAAATATTACGGTTGGGGTGCAGAACAAGTGTATGATGAAATCTTTTCAAACATGGATGAAGAGCAACTTAAAGCTCTAGGTCAGTTACTTGACGAACACATTGACTGGAATAAAGATAACGGCGACGGTAGGCCGTCATATTCAAAAGAAGAATTGAAAAAAATTCGTGACGAGATCAGAGATGCTACTATTCAAGCAGCTCAAGGTGCAGGCGCAGGTAATGTGCCATCGGGTGTAGAACGATTAATTAAAGAATTAACAGAACCTAAAATAAATTGGCGCACATTGCTACGTCAACAAATCCAAAGCACTATTAAAAACGATTATACTTTTATGCGTCCAAATCGAAAAGGTTGGCACACTGGTGCTGTTTTACCAGGTATGCGATTTGACGAAACTATCGATATAGCTATTTCTTTAGATATGAGTGGATCCATTGGCGATGATCAAGCTAGAGATTTCCTTTCAGAAATTAAAGGAATTATGGAAGAGTACAAAGATTTTAAGTTAAAGATTTGGTGCTTTGATACAAGTGTTTACAACGAGGCAGATTTTGACGGGTATAATGACGACATCGGAGGATACGAAGTCAAAGGTGGCGGTGGTACTGACTTTGATGCTAATTGGCATTATATGAAAGAAAACAATATTGAACCAAAGAAATTTATCATGTTTACTGATGGATATCCTTGGGGTAGTTGGGGTGACGAAAATTACTGCGATACTGTCTTTATTATTCACGGTAATGATAAAATTGTTCCGCCGTTTGGAACATATGCCTACTACGAAAATCCAAAATTTCAAGAATCATAATTTTGCTCATTTCTGTTCTATGAAACAAATTTTTATCATATATAGTGTATAAGGAGATTATTATGGAACACGAAACACAAGAAAATCAAATTAATTTAACTGCACAGTCTGCCGAAGCTCAGTCCGAGGCAGGCTCTCAAAATGCTGCTGGTACCGAATTAAACATCAATGATCTGGCTGCAATGAAAATGATTGTTGACATTGCTAGTTCAAGAGGTGCATTTAAGCCTGCAGAAATGATGGCAGTTGGACAAACTTATAATAAACTTACTGCATTCTTAAATGCTGTATCTAAAGGAGCATCTAATGGATCTTAAACACGTAGGTCGCGTTAAGGCTGATGCAAAAAAATGCTTAGTCGTTTTTCGAACACTGCCTGGTGACTCTAGTTATTGCCTTATAGTTCCTACAGAGTTATTATCAGACAGTCAACACGACGCGATTATTAGCTGCGTCGAAGGTAATACTGCACAAGCTTCCTTTGAGTTTGGCGAGGTATTAGCTAGGGTTCCATTTTCAGATGGTAGAATGATGTTACCAGCTTTACATGCTGAAGGAAAGCTAGTTAGAATAGCTACTAAAGATATTGAAATGATTCCTAATCATACTACTGCTATTCAGCTGTCTGAGTTAAATCAAATGATTGCCGAGCAAAGAGGAACCACTGTAGATGAATTAGCTCTTAAATCGCCTAGTAAATCAGAAGGTCCAAAATCTGAAACAGTAGATGTGGCTACTATTCAAGAAGTACCGAAAGTTTCTGAACCTGATTTAGTTACTCCTAATCCAAATGCAACACCAGAGGAGACTGCAAAACTATACAGAAGTCAAGCAGACAAACTAAGTAAGGAAGCTGCAAACTTAAGAAGACTGGCGGAAGATCTTGTCCCAACGAAAAAACCAGAGCGAAAACAAATGGTTTCCTAAAGATATCAACGATACTTGGTCTGAAATTTTTGAAGAAATTGAATTTGATGCTATACCAATTGAATACATACATGCCATTGATGTTGTTTTCAAAAATAAAAAAGTTTGGTCAATAGAAGTAGAAAAAAAATTATCCTATACATCGTGGAGTGATTTTGAGAAGGAAGTTCGAGAAATGCTCGGATCTTATAAAGATGACATAGAACATGTTAATTTTAAACTCGACACAGAGAGACTTAGAGTAGACATTACAAACAGTACTAAAAAATTCTTCAAAAATAGAAAGTTAAAATGAAAGTAAAGTTAATATCACATAGTACACCATCTCCTGAAATTCTTGCACAAGGGCTCGAAGATGCACAAGATCTTATAGCTTTTTGTGCAAGAGTAAGTAATCCAAGTAATCAGTTCAATACAGGAACCAGCGAAAAATTAATTAACTATCTAGTTAAACATAAACATTGGAGTCCGCTTGAAATGGTATCAGTGTGTTTAGAAATCGAAACAACACGAGACATTGCAAGGCAAATGCTACGACATCGTAGTTTTAGCTTTCAAGAATTTAGTCAACGCTACGCTGATCCAACAAAGGACCTTAACTTTGTACATAGAGAGGCACGACTCCAGGATACTGCTAATCGACAGAACAGTATAGAAACCGACGATGACGACTTACAACAACAATGGCGTCGGTGGCAGAACAATGTTATTACTGAAGCACGTATGGCATATAATTGGGCTATTGAAAACGGTATAGCTAAAGAACAAGCTCGTGCTGTATTGCCGGAAGGGCTTATTGAAAGTCGTTTATATATGAACGGTACATTGCGTAGCTGGATACATTATATCGAACTTCGTTCCTCTAATGGAACACAAAAAGAACACATGGAAATTGCTCGTGCATGTGCAGAAGTAATTTCTAAAGTAGTTCCTATGATCAATAATTTTATTACTGATTAAACCATTCAGTAAGTTTTTCTTTAAGATTTTTTCCGATCTGCTCTTGAACAATCTGTCTATGCTGATTGTTCTTTTTTAGCCTCTCGTTGAGATTAGTAACGGACATTATGGAATCTTTGTTCTTTAAAAGACGTTCTAGCTCTTCTGCTACCATTTTTATTCGATTACCCGGATTTGGTTCTAAATCGTAAGAATGATCTACAATATCATCAAAGACATCAAACCCGTGATCCCTAACAGCTTGCACATGCCCTTTAACTGTTACAAATAATGGTATCTGATAAGATTGAAAAGCAAAAAACGTTTTCTCTGTTAAAAATACTCTATCACTAAAAATACCTCCACAGTAGTTAGTACATTTTGTTCCAGGTATAATAGAATCGTCATAAGTAGATTCTAAAACTACTTTTACTATTGAATCTATTGCTTCGGGCGGGTAAGTGACTACATACTGATTTCTTTTTACTATTCCGTCAGCATACATTGGAAACAAATGTGTGTATTCTGCAGGTATTAATTCTTTATATAATTCGTCCCCGTAATCGTCTGAAACTCCAAAACTCACACACCCTAAATTTAAAAGGTCTCGTTTAACTAATTCTAAAGTAAATAATAATCTAAAATTTTTTGGATTTCTTGATAAAGAATTGTAAAAAGTTTTTCTTTGAGAAATAGGCGTTAGTGCTCGCACTACACTTGTTAGATCCAATACAGGATTAATAACAAAAGGATTTGTACCTATGTGAGGGTAACTTCCGTCTGTAGTATATCCTGCATCAACAACCATTATATCTTCAATATTTTTTCCTGTTATTTCTAAAATAAAGTCTACTATTTCTTTCCATCTGTAATTTGGTAACGCTTCATTTCTGACCATTAATAAAAGTTTAGGGTATTCTTTTAATTTCTTTATGCTATGGCCAACAATAAAAAGTTTTATCCTGCCAAGGTTATCCCAATATTTTAAAGCTGCTACATCAAAATTAATTACGCCTATTTTACGTTTTCCTCTACCTTCTAGAAGATGAACTATGTCTCTGTTTAACCATACCCAATCTTTATCTTTAACTCTCTCTTGTAGTACGTTTAAATGAGATTTACTTAGCATAAGTTTTATCTCCAGGAAATAACGGTAGTTCAGTATTAGGTGCTCTTTTAGGAATTTTACTATCGGCACTACTTACACAACTTGGAGTAATACAAGGTTTAGGACTATCAAATAATCTAAAACCTGTTTCTATATTTCCCAATGGCACATCGTGACAGCTATAACTTCGTTTGATGCTTCCGTCTGGTTCGCGTATAATAATACCTCGATATCCACTACTACATTCCCATCCTTCAAATTTGTTAAAATTAAAGGCATTAAATCGTTCGGCCTGATCCATGTACCACACCTTTTGTTCTTTATCTATAAATTCTACTTGAAAGTGTTGTGGGATATTTTGATTTTCTGCTTTATAAATTGGATCAGGCATCTTAACAAAAGTAGGAAATGGTCTTGAGACTAGTTTAGCAGTGGCAGCTTTAGCTTCAGTAAACGCCCGTTGAGGCATTCCGTTATGTAACTTTTCTAACATTTCAGAAGTATAACCATCTACTACCCGACTAGCAGTGGGATCGCTTTGAGGCTTTAATGTAACATTAATACCCCTATTATGAAAGTAAAGAGCGTTTTCATAATCTTTATCAAACCACTCTGGTACCATGACCATATTAATTGTAACTTGTACATCATGGTCTTGACAAAGTTCTAATTTATCTCCAAATTCTTTTAGCTTCTCTTTAGTGTCAACATGTTCAGTGTGTAGACTAGCAGTTATACTTGCACGGTGGAATTTACTAACAGCAGGACAATATTCATCGTTAAACCATTTTACAGTTCTGCTCATATTAGTTGTCATATGAACACTGGTGTAATTTGTATTTGGGGCATCATTATTCAAATGATTTAAAATATCTATGTACCCTGGATGAAAGGTTGGTTCGCCTCCACTAAGGCTAAAATGAAAACTATTAAATCCTCTTTCTCTAGCCTGTCGTTTAATTTCGTCTACAGTTTTAATACATAATTCTGTTGGTCTATGATCTTTTTTATCACTCCGTGCATAAGGCCAACAATAGCTACAACGATAGTTACAATATCTGCCTAATAACCAACTTACTGTAAAAAGGTCTCTATATAACATATTTCGTTGTCCAACACGAACTATATTTTCAAACGGTATTTTTTTAAAATCGTATTCTGATTTTTCCATGTTAAACTTTCTGAATTGGGTCTATGCTTATTTCGTTTATATGAAATTCTTTAGGCTGTTCAATAACCCATTTTATGTAATTTGCTGCAAGACTAATATCCATACAAGTCCTAGTTGGATGTTTATGTTGTACATTAGATAAACTACCAAAACTTACTAAAGTGACTGTAGGACCTCCTTGCCATACACCGTTCATCGAAAGTGTATTACAATAATCTCTCAAAGCTTTTTTCTCTGCATTATATAACCATGCTCCGCCTTTTTTAACTCGATCAGTTGTTGATCCTACACAAATTATTTTTAGATCTTTTTTGTTTTCTATGCAAGATTTATAAACTGCATCTAGTAGTACAGTTTGGTTAAATTTCCATAGTGCTGAACAATTTATAAAAATATCGTAATCTAAAACTTTTTTGGCTAGAGATAACTGTCCATCCGCTGAGGTTAAATCGTAGCCAGTTGTCCTTGATACAAAAGTAGCGTCCGGATATATTTTAAATAGTTCAGAAGACAATCCAAAATTTTTATTTCCGGTTATTAGTATTTTGGAGCTCACATCTTCCTCTTATTTTTACTTTGAAATAGTAGCATATAAATATTTAGCTAGTAAAAACTAGCCAACATAATTTGAAGAACCCATGAGAAAACTAGTTAAAAATACATACATCATATACATTGTTGATGATAACAAGGATTATAAAGACACCTTAGGTCAGGAAATTGGTTATAATCTTCTAGAAGCATCTGTAAGGCACGACATGCTTTACAAATACTTTTTATCTTACGACGATGCATTTAAAAGTTTACAAACAGAAACAGCTCCTAAAGTCATTTTTACAAGACCAGGAAACACATTTGATCCAATATGGTTAGCACAGTTAGTTTCTAAAAATCCAGAGTATTCTCTAATTGGACATCTTTTAGACAAAGGTGAAGAATACTACGAACTACACAATCAATGTTTTATATTAGATGTTAAAGATTGGAAACAATCCGGATCTCCTATGTATAATTCTCCTGGAGAGCAAACATGTACAAATATCAGTAGGAGCGAGAACAATTTTCATGATCACCACACTCCTTTATCAGTTGATAAAGGTGATGGAACAAAGACCTATAAAAAGATAAAGCCAGGCGGATTAATTATTAGTAAATTGTTAGAACACGGATTTAAAATTAGGCCGTGGACTTCAGAAGAAAGAAAGCATAAGTTTTACCTATACGATGATCTAGTTTTAAAGTACGGATCTTATCTACGTATAGAATGTACGTTTGACGACACTATCTTTAATTGTACAAATGAACCAATTGTAAAATTTGAACTCCCGCAAATTAAAAGAATTGTAACTCCCGCAAACGGACTACAAGCCTTACAGATTATTGACAAGTGCCCTAATGCTACTACTGTAGATTTTAGAGATATTAGTCAATCTGCAATCAATTTTACAAAAAATGTTTTAGACAATTATATCGGAAAAGATTATGACCAACTATGTTTTTCTAGCGGGTACAATCTTCAAGTTAGCAATCAAGAGTCTATTAGAAAATCAGAACAAGAATTTTTAAACGGGCTTGTAGAACCTTATTCCGAAATGCAGTTTAGATTACTAGAACTGAATTGTAACTATTTCAAAGAAAGCTTCTTTGAAATAGAAGATTTAATTAATAGGATGAATGGTAATACATTGTATGCGTTTAGCAATATTCTGTCTTATAGGAAAACAGCATACTTGTACAGTCAAATTCATTTTAATTTAATGTTAAAAACATTAGCTAGTGCAGAAAGACTAGCAAAAAATGATAGTTATTTTTTAGGAATGTTACCTACTAGCGAAGCATCGACAAGAGGATATGCGTTAATGCATGTTAAAGATGTTAGTTTAGATCCTGATACAGAATTCAACTTTCCTTGGAGACAAAAATTATATGAATACTACACTGAATATCTCGGAATTCTTCGAGAAAAGGAAAGAAGAAAATCATTATCATAATTTAACTGAGATACCAAAACATCTAAATTTAGATGCTCAGTTAAAATGGATTATTGAAGAATCAAACTTAAGAACTCTTAGATTAAATGTTGAGATTCCCCATGAACAGATGTATCAAGAAGCTGAAATTCTTCTTGACGAATTTTATTCTCATCGAGACGAAGGCGAAGATCACAGAGGGTGGAAAAGTCTTGTTATTCACGGACGAGGAAAACATATTACTCAAGGTGACGAACAATACGAAAATTTAAAAGATCTTCCCGACTATCATTGGACTGAGATAGCCGACAAATGTCCTATAACAACTATGTGGTTAAAAAGTTGTTGGCCTTTAGATAAATTTCTCAGGGTACGATTTATGCTTTTAGAACCAGATGGCTACATTATGCCTCATAGAGATAACAATAAAAGAAAGTTACAAGCAATTAATATAGCGTTAAATAATCCAGTTGGTTGCGAATTTGGTATGGAAAACTACGGAGTTATACCATGGAAATCTGGAGATGTTAGATTAATAGATATAAGCACGAATCATGCTGTTTGGAACAATAGTAAAACTCCCAGAATACATATTATTGTACATGGATGGCCAGTTCAACAATATAAAGAGTACAGAAATTTAGTTATAGAAAGTTATAAAAAAACATATGAAGAATATATTGCATCTTGGAAGTAGTTGGAGTGAAGTAAATGGTGTACCTAATCATAGCTTACCATTTTTTGTAACAGAAGGCCTTATTAATCGAGGTATTGATGTAAACTATTATTCAACAGCTATGGGCGGTTGTGGATTAGGTGTTCAATTTGAAATTTTATTAAACATTTTAAACGGTAAAGAAAAAATTGATTTTGTTTTATTTGAAGTAACTACATTTGACAGATTTCATTGTCAACTATTAGACTCTGATATTGTATGGGAAAAAGAAGATAGTCATCCTAATATTGTACAATGTCGAAACTGGCTTATTAAAAACTATATTTTTTGGATGCCGCTGCATAAAGAAATTATTAATCAACATTGGCCTTATCTGTCGAATAAAGGAACATATTTAAAAATGGCCAAACTTTTAAATGCGGGCGACTTTAATTGGGAAAGTATTTTTTTAAGTAGAATAGTAACAATTAAAAATTTACTTAAAAAAAGAAATATTCCGTTTTTAATATATGCACACGATTCAAAACAAATGGTAGATAAAACTCGGATATCTCAATTAGTACTTAAAGAAATATACGACGAACTAGACTTTTGTGTTAACGAGTACATTGGTATTGAAACTTTTAAGAAATTTGCCATCGACAGAGGATTTCATATGTCGCCCAACGGTGACAGATATATAGCTGAAAATGTTTTAATACCAAAAATTATTGAAAAATTAAAATGAAAAAAATATTACATTTAGGGTGCAGTTGGAGTCAATTTAATCACGAAGGACAAAAAGGAGTACCTGAAAATACAGTCGAAGTATTAAAAGAGAAAAATGTTGATGTTCTCTATTACAGTGCATCCCATGGTGGTTGCGATCTTGGAACACAATTTGAAGTACTAAAATCAGAGATAGGTAAAGGCTACGATTTTATTATATTTCAAGTTACTTCTGACAGTAGACATCATATAAGAACTGGTCATTATAATTTAGACTGGACTCCTACTGTTTCTCATCCAAACATTTATAAGTGTGATGTTTCTTTAAGAAAAAGTTTTGTGTTCTGGAATCCAAATTACGGAAAAGCTATAGATCAATTCTGGCATAAACATAACAGAGATTATCGAATGGCTGCTAAACTTAGTTACTCTTACGACTGGGATGATCAAAGTTTATACTTTGGTCAAATATGTTCGATTAAAAAAATATTAGAAAAATCTAATACTCCTTACATAATCTATAGTCATCGGAATATCTGGTGGGAAAAACATAATAATATCTTTCAGGCTCACACAACTGATCTACTTGATTTTGATGTTGAAACACAATTAGGTGACAATTTTAATTCTTATATTGTAGACGACGGACACCATTTAAGTAGTCAAGGAAATAGGATAGTAGCCGAAGAATTAATTGTTCCTAGACTACTACCCTATCTATAATTACATCTTAGCTTGTTCTTTTCGCCACTCTATAAGTAAATCATCATCGAGTTCAACTAAGAAAGTTAGTAATAAACCCATCTTAGCGTTCCATAATTTTTTACCTTTGCTCTTAGTACCTTCATTAGTATTATGCAACTGTACTGCATCGAACCACATAGGTTTACCTGGTTCCCAATCTAAAATAGTTTCAGCACTTAAACCTTTTAATCTTTCATACGGAGTATTCATTACCTGCTCAAAAACAGATTTATCAAAAGGTGTTGCATTGTTTTCTTTAGGAACAGCAGTTCCTTGACCGTCATAGAATTGAAGTTCAGTGTAATCAGTGGTAATTTTATACACACTAGCAATATTAGGAACTAGACCGCCACCATTATAAACATGCGCCCAGTCAATATGTCGCTGATCGAAGAATACAATTTGTCCACCATCTTCTTCATTAAGATGTGTTCCTATCCATAAAGGTAACAACCAATTTTTCCAACAAGTGTATTTTCGTTGTTCGTGATTCAACGGGACTTTATCAAATGTAGTTGTAAAATCTTCAGGCCTTATACTATCATTATGTAATCCATATTGTTGGGGAGTAATAAAATAATTACCGCCCACTTGTGGACTTTTTTCAGCAGGTATACCTAAACACTGATCGATTCTATCTTTAAATTTTAAATAAACTTCATGTAACTGTCCTGCTACTAACACAGTTCCGTTTTTATTCATTCTAACTTCTTTGCCTCCGGCAAATGCAAATTTCCAAATCCAATCTAATTCTTCTTTTGAAAACATTGCATCTTCAGATTTTGATGCTCGGCTAATATGCCTACGCATATTTTCAACTGCTATAGGATGATCCATTGGAAGCATATAATGCTCCCTTCTTAAACCTTTAGTGTACTCCATAAAATACTCCTGTCATTTCTGGAAAAATTTCTTCAAAATTTAAACCTCTATGTGTATCAAGTGCTTTTAAATATTCTGTTGTTTCAGGTAATCGGTTAGTCCAATCTTCTGATTTCATAAATTTAATCATGCCGCGCAATCTTTTGATACCATACTCGGCGTTAAGCCACTGTTCTTTTGTTACCTTACCTTTATGCCATTCAGGAACACCTAGTTCCCAGTTTTCTATCCACCATGGTATAAATTCCTCATAGTGTTGTTCGCATTTGTCTTTAAACCATTGAGGTAAGATCTTGACATTTAGGTGTGGTGGCCAATATACAAAATGATGATTAATTCCACCTGCACCAAATGGCCACATGTTAATCTTTTTATAGTTCTGTTGTAATTTCCATTTGATAAATTCTGGAATATAATAAATGTTCAATGCCTGTACTGCACATGCAACTGTAATTTCTACGTTGTCAGATGTTTGTGTATCTAGAATCTTAAATACTTCTTCTGTACGTTCCCATTTACTAGGATATCTAATATAGGCATTCTTTTCACCTATTGCATCAACACTATAATGGAATCGAACAAGTTTAAATTCTTTCCATAACTCAAATAAATCTTCTCGCCATTCGACTCCGTTACTGTTATAACGAAGTTCTAAATTCTTAGCATGTCCTTGCTTTATACATTCTTCTAAAATTTCGTAATGTTCTTCTATGATTAATGGCTCGCCACCTGCAAAATAAAGCTGTTGCATATTCGGGATTTGTTCATAGAATTGCTGCCAAAAAAGAGGATTATTTTTATGCCAATTAAAACTTGAGCCGTTAACACTGCCCTTGTTTTCCCATGCCATGGTCTTGCTTAATTCTCTATTCTGTATAGTAGGATGGATCTTATTCCATTCTGGAATCCAATTACTACTATCATGCGGACTGCACATTACACAGGCTAATTGACATTTAGATCCGAATCTAAGATCAATATATTTTAAATTAGGAGGGACTTGTCCATCATCTGTTGTCTGTGCAATTAACTGATCGATGTCCACACGCTGAGCCCAATAGTTAGTTTCCCATTGTCTTTTGCTTACATGACCAGATTCTTCTTCTTTATAACATTTTGAACAGCTTTCTGGCTGTCCATTATCTAACATAATTTTTCTTACATTTTTCATGTAAGTGCTGTTCCAGCTTGATTGGAAATCGCTAACATTTAAGTTAGCTGGTTTACCTTCTTCTGTCTTCAACATTCCGACATGACCCCCGGTTTCAGCATTTGTAGATCCAACACCGCTAGCATTAGCAGTGCAACATACTCTCATACTACCGTCAGGTCTTGTACTTAAATGTATCCAAGGAAGAATACAAAATGTGTCTGATGGATATTTTTGTGTCATGGAAATATTTAGTTATTATGTTAATTGGCAAATTGGTTACTGAACATATCGTTTTTTACACCACATGTTTTGGCACAGATTTGTAATTTCCCGTCAGCACAACTAGATTTGGTCCAACTATTAGGAACAATATCTTGAAAATATAATCCATTTACGATTGATTCTAAACTGTGATTTTTGGCATTTAAATTTTCTTTTCCTACTTTATTAATTGCTTGCCAAATTTGGCCGCCTTCTGGTAACCAATACCAAACATACATTTGTCCGGCGGTCCAACAACAAGGTTGAACAATACCTTCAGCTGAAACATAAAGACTTTTTTCTTCTGCTACTTTACATTTTATTGGAACTTCGTCCCAATACTTCTCCATTGGTTTTTTCTTAGAGGGATCAATATGAAATTTTTGTTTACTTTGCACAATGAATGCTTCTTCTGCTTTACTTGGAACAAAAGAAATAGTATCTTCTAGTTTTTTATCAATTTTACTTAATTCTGCTAATGCTGTATTTTTATACTTGTCATCAGTAGGAGGTTTTAAAAGAGTAGTTGCTTGTCCTTTACGATTGGCCGCTTGATGAGTGTCTTTTGTTGCGCCCGAGGCATTGCTGAAAAATCTTGCTGATTTTTTAAATTGAAACTTTTCAAACCCCATTTTCCCACTTAATGCTCTGGCCTCGTCGACCTGATGTTCGTTGTGTTCAAATACAATATAATCCCATCTTGCCCTGCCGCCAGCATTTATAAAAGCCTGAGCATTTTCCATAATTTTAGACCATATAGTATTTTGTCTGTACAGATGATTAGTATCTTCTAATCCGTCTAAACTAAACACTACATTAGAATTTTTTCCCATAACTTGAGCAAGACGTGCCCACCAATCCGGTTTCTTCGCACTGCCGTTGGTGTGCATACTTAAATTCATTTTAGGATTAGATTGTCTAAAATATTCAAATATTTCTAAAGTATCTCTAGCAGCAATAGGATCTCCATAATTGCCACACATATATAGTCTGTCTAATTGCTGTATAAACTCAACTGTAAATATTCTTTTAACATCATCAAGATGTAATTCTGTGTTTGGTAACTGAGGATTGTCTTCGCCACCGTTAATGTTTCTAGCACACATTGGGCAGGCTGCGTTACAGCTATCTGTAACTTCTAAGTGTACAGTTCTAATGTCGTTATAGTGGTATATCATCTTGTTCAAATAGATAACTAAATTGTTTTAAATAATCTTTATTTACTGCTTCTTGAAAATACAGAAATTCTTCTTTTAACTTATTATTTGCTCTTGTACTAAAATCGTGATTGTCTAATAAATCAAAAACATTTTGAAAGTCTGATTTATAATCTAAATTACAATCGTTAATAACATTAATTAAAGATTGTTTTGACTTCATAATATATTTTTTTGGAAGAACATTAATAGACATTGATCGTGGCCAAGTGAGTATAATTGGTTTAATTACACATCTTTTATCTCCAAGTGTTTTTTTCCACCAATAAATTAAATTATCTAAATATCTTACATTTAACCCGCTGACTACAGGTACTAAAGTAAGTTGGAAATTATCGTCTACATGTTTGACCGCTAAGTTAACATTTTTTTCAATATTATTCCAATCTGAACTCGTTCTTAAATATTCATTCAATTCGCCATACGCATCAATACTTAAATTTAATTCTACACTTTTAAAACTTTTAAGAAGATTTAATTGGTATTCGCTAAACTGAGACGTATTTGTATTACACCAGAATACAATGTTTGATGAGTAACCTTGCTCAACAAGAAAGGTTATAAAGTTCCAAAGAGGTTTAATAATAAAAGGTTCGCCGCCTGTAACATACAGATGCTCTAACTTATTTGCAATGTCTTTAA